CGGAAACAAAATTGATAATTCACACAACAATATTTCAATAGGAACTCAAAGTCAAAATATGTTAGATAGACCAGCTGAAGAAAGAAGAGAACATGCAATGAAAGCTACTAAAGCAATGATGAAATATAAAAATGTAAATGAGATAATAAAATATCATGAAAAAAACGGAAAGTCTTATAAGAAAACAATGAAAAAATTTAATATATCTAGTACAGGGACATTACATTATATATTAAACAATAGGACTATAAAATAGTGGATTTAATAATACTTGACATGCTTATGAATAATACAATAACATTACTTAACGGAAAAAAATATTCTCCAGAAGACTTAATCCCTAAAATGGATGATGATAGTTTTTACTATGGTGAATTAGGAAGAAATGCATTGAGTTCTTCTTCTATTAAATATTTATTAGATAGCCCAAAATCTTATGCTAGATCTTTAAACTTTAAATCAGACAATCAAGCATTTAAAACTGGAAGACTTATACATTTAGCAGCATTAGAACCAGATAAAGTTGATAACCTAATACACATAGTAGAAGTGCAATCAACAAGAACAAAAAAATATGAAGCTAAAGTACAAGAAGCAGGAGGAAGTGAATTTGTATATACCAGAAAAGAATATGACCAAGCAATGTATACAGTAGACGCATTACTACAGAACGACCTTTGGCAAAGAATGACCAGAACAGCAAAGTTTGAAATACCAGCTATTGGAATGTTACATGGTTATCCTTTTAGAGCAAAAGCAGATATATTAGGTGATGGTTTTTTAGGAGATCTGAAAACAACTTCTGACATAAAAGCATTTCCATATTCAGCAAAAAAATATTCATATGATGTACAATTGTATATATATTGTGAATTATTTAACGTATCTTATGATAAATTTTATTTCTTTGCAATTGACAAAAACAAAGGAGATTTAGGGATGTGGGATTGTGCAGAGAGTTTTTATTTATCTGGAAAGGAAAAATTAGAAAGAGCTATTAAAACATTTGAAGAATACTTCGTAAGAAAAGAATCAGAATTAAATGAGTATGTATTACGAGGAACGCTTCAATGACGAAGTAGAAAATTATTATCTAATGGCACTAATGGATTTAGCAGCTGGTTCTACAACAGAAGAATTAGAAAGAGCTATAAAGCTTTATGAGACTTTAGAGAATTATGAAGCATGTGCTGGAATTTTAAAAGCAATAAACGAAAGCAAATACTATGATTACAAAAGAATTAATAGACATAATAAAAGACGAGACTAATGTTGATTTAAACAATAAGGATGTAATAAATTGTAGAGACAGAGAATTTGTCGAAGCAAGAGCAATATATTATACACTCCTTCGTCACCACACCAAAATGACTTACACAAAAATAGGTCAATCAATAGGTAAAAACCACGCAACGGTTATGCATGCAGCAGATTCGTTACCTTTCTGGATTCAGCAAGATAAATCATTAGGGCAAACCTATGAGAGAATACAAACAAGATTTAAAAAAATACTAGGAGGAGTAGAAGTAACTCTTGATAATTATGCTAGACTACTAAAAGACTATAGAGAATTAAAACTAAAGTACGAAGGCATTAACTTGTTAGACTAATGTTAAAAATACCTCTTAACGAAGAAATCATCACCTACTCTAAAAAGTTGGTAGAGAGAACTAACTTCGGACAAAGAGGATTCGCAGATGGCAACAAGAGAAATCAATATATAGGAGTAGTAGGAGAAAACACCATAAGAGACTATCTAGGTATAGAACTAATGACAGGACTCGGAGGATTTGATGGAGGATATGATATTGATTGGAATGGCTATAAAGCAGATGTTAAATGTATGGAAAGAAAAGTAGATCCTAAAGACTATTATGTAAACAATGTTCTAGACACCCAGATTGGATACATTGCTGATGCATTTATATTTGCTTCCATAAATAGATTCAATAAAGTACTTTCTGTTTGTGGCTGGGTTACCAAAGAAGAATTTAAAGAAAGGGGTAACTATTATCCCAAAGGAACCATTAGGACAAGAAAAGATGGTACTACCTTTGAACTCTATGCAGGCAACTGGGAAATAGAGAATAAGTATTTAAATGATTTTAACAAATGATAAGTTTTTTTATTGTTATATTGATTAATCAAATTTTTTCAAGTTATGGCACATGGTGGAAAAAGACAAGGAGCAGGTAGAAAGTCTAAAGCTGATGAGGTTAACTTAATAGAAAAGTTAGGACCATTAGAAGATGCTGCGTTTCAAGCTTTAAAAGCTGGAGTAGAAGCAGGAGACTTTAAGTATGTTCAACTGTTTTATAATTACTATGCTGGTAAACCAAGAGAAACAAAAGATATTACAATAAACGAAGACACACCATTATTTATAGATTAATAATGAAAACACTAAACAGTTTGTCTGGTGGTAAAACTTCTTCCTATATAGCTGTACACTATCCAGCTGATTATAATGTATTTGCTTTAGTTACAACAAGAGATAAATCTTGTTTGTTACCTGATAAAAAATTAAGGCAAAAAGTTTCAGATAAATTAAATAAAGAATTTATAGGCACACTTGAAGATGATGTTATCATACACACTATGTTTGATTTAGAACAATACATAGGACAAGAAATCAAATGGGTTTCTGGAGATTATTTTGATGATATAATTATTAAAGGGAATAATAGGTATTTGCCTAATGTTACACAAAGATTTTGTACTACTGAATTAAAATTAAAACCCATATACAAGTGGTGGAAAGATAATGTAAAAGAAGTTGTTAGAGTTAGGATAGGGTATAGAGCTAATGAAACAAGGAGAGCTAAAACTATGTTAAAGAAGGTTAATGATAATGGAAATTTGGAAATGAAAGATATTGTAGGAAAAAGAAAAACACAAAACAAATGGGCAAACATAGAATGGCAAAAACCAGAATTTCCTTTAATAGAAAATAATATATATAAAGACCAAATAGAATCTTTTTGGCAAAACAAAGAAGTAAGATTTGCTTATATGAATAATTGTGTAGGTTGTTTTCATAGAAACGAAATACTTTTAAAATTTATGTCTGATAAACATCCTAATAAGTTTGACTGGTTTTCTAATCAAGAATATGATAAGAATAAAAAAATTACATTTAAAAATGGCATAACATACGCAGAGATAAAAAAGACACAATTACAATACGAATTATTTGAGTCTGACTTTACAGAATGTGATAGTGGTTATTGTGGGATATAATTTATATGCGTGTAAAGAAAACTATAGCATTTGACAAACTTCTTAAACTAGATAAAAGAGTTAAGATTGTAAGAGGTGGAACTTCTGCTGGAAAGACTATTTGTATATTATCTATTTTAATTGACAAAGCAATACGAAACGCAGGAAGCGAGATAAGTGTAGTATCTGAATCAGTTCCTCATTTAAGAAGAGGAGCATTAAAAGACTTTCTAAATATCTTAAAAGGATTAAATAGATACTACGAAGAAAAGTACAATAGAACAACTCTAAAGTATACATTCTCAAACGGAAGCTATATAGAGTTCTTTTCTACAGACCAGCCAGATAAATTAAGAGGATCTAGAAGAACAGACTTATTTATTAATGAGTGCAACAATGTAACCTTTGAAGCTTATCAGCAATTATCAATAAGAACTTCTGGAGATATTTGGTTAGACTATAACCCAACTAATTTATTCTGGGTAGACAAAGAATTAGTAAACACAGAAGACTCTGACTTCATTACATTAACTTACAGAGACAATAATCAACTTCCTGATAGTATAGTCAAAGAAATAGAGAAAGCTCGTGAAAAGGCTTCTAAAAGCTCTTATTGGGCAAATTGGTGGAGAGTATACGGATTAGGTGAGATAGGTACATTAGAAGGAGCTTGTATTCCAGACTGGAAACAAATAGAAGTAATTCCACCTAATGCAAGGTTATTATGTCATGGGTTGGATTTCGGATATTCTGTAGACGAAGCAGGATTAGTAGCATTATACAAACTAGATGACGCATATATATTTGATGAAGTACTCTATAGAAAAGGAATGTTAAACTCACATATAAGTCAATACCTAAAAAACAATAATATACTTGGAGCTCTTTGGGCAGATTCAGCTGAACCTAAATCAATAGCAGAATTAAATAGTTATGGTCATCAAGTATTCCCAGTTACAAAAGGAAGAGATAGTATTGTTTATGGAATAAACCTTATAAACCAAAATAATATATATGTTACCCAGAGAAGTAAAAACTTAATTAAAGAACTTCAAGGATATATCTGGATGAAAGATAAACAAGGCAATGTACTTCAAAAGCCTAATCCTATGTCTGGAGACCACGCAATAGATGCAGCTAGGTATGCATTAACTTCACAACTTCAAGATCCTAATAAAGGAGAATACCATATCTGGTAAATGTTAAAAAAATGTTAAAATTAATATATAATGTTGATTATTTGTTGAAAACATATAATTTAGCTTTATAAAATTACAGGTGCTGATAACCCAAGTAATGAGGCTAGTGAAAGGGCAGCACCTTTTTAGAAACAAACAATATGAAAAATAAAGAAATGATTACGTGGTTTATAATAACTTACTTTGCAATATTTGTAATATTAACTATATTAGGAACACTAACTTATTACTTACCGTAATGAAAGCAACAAAAAAAGAAATCAATATGCCAGTAGACAAAGAGCTACAACAAGCAATAATAGAGTATACTATATGGGGATTACCTCAATTTACTTTCTGGATGATAATGTTAATACACTTTTTATTTTATGTCATTAGAGGAAGCTAGACAGAGACTTGTTTTAGTTCAGTACGAACTATTTCATCATGGAGACTTATCGCAAGGCTCATCAATAAGAATAACTAAAAAACTATTAAAAGTAATTGAAGAACTTGAAGAAGAAATCGCTAGAACTGAAAACGAAAGATCAGTACGAGAAGGAGATGAAGATTTTCAAATGGTGTACTAAAAATGATATAAGAGTATATCGTGAACCAGTTACATCTGGTAAAAAGCCAGACGTGATAATTGTATTAGATTACAAAGGACAAATAAAAAAAGGCACACAAGTATTTAGTCAACACACAACAGAACTTACAAATAAAATAGCAGAAGTATATGAGTGGGCATATAATAATGCACAAGAAGCAATACAAAGACAATTAAATACCAAACGAGATAATATAGGTTAGTAATATTTTTCATGTTAGTTAGTTATGTTTGAGAGGATCAGAAATGGTCCTCTTTTTTTTGTTATTATATATTATACAAAAAGCAACAAAAACTATTGTAATATTATGAAAGTTAAGATACAAGTACCAGAATCTTTAAGCGAGATTACTTTAGGTCAATATCAAAAGTTTGAAAAGATAAATAGTAAAGAGAATCAAAACTCTAATTTCTTACTCCAGAAAATGGTAGAGATCTTTTGTAATATAAATTTAAAAGATATTGCAAAGATAAAATACGAAAGTGTTATAAAAGTAACATCAATATTAAATGACTTATTCAATCAAGAACCTACATTTATAGATAGATTTAAATTAAATGGAATTGAATATGGTTTTATCACACAGCTGGATGACATAACTATAGGAGAATATATTGATCTAGACACTTATTTATCTGATTGGCAAAGCATGCATAAAGCAATGGCAGTACTATTTAGACCAATTACAAATAAAGCAGAAGGAAAATACAGCATAGAAGAATACGAAGGATCTAGCAATGCAGACTTGTACAAAGATATGAGATTAGATATTGCAATGGGATCTCTGGTTTTTTTTTACAATTTAAGGAAAGAATTATTGAAAACTACCCTGAAATATTTCAACAAGGAGGCAACAATGAAACTGACTACTCAACAGAAGGAGGATTTGCTAGGAAGTATGGATGGTATAACTCGCTATATAAACTGGCTGGAGGAAGAGTATCCAAAATTAACAAAATCACTAAATTAAATGTACATCAAGCATTATTTCATTTAGCATATGAGCAAGATAAAGCAGAAGCAGAAAGAAAACTAATTAAACAAAAAACTATATGACAGGATTCTATAACATAACAAATAAGATAAAAGAAACACTAGAAGCAGAACCATTTGTAAATACTGTTTCATATGGAAGCTTTGATAATGTAGATTTAAACAAACAAACTATATTTCCTTTATCACATGTAATGGTTAATCAATGTACTATTAATCCAAAAGTCTTAACATTTAATATTTCTGTTATGTGTATGGATATAGTAGACATAAGCAAAGAAGCAACAACTGATTTGTTTGTAGGCAATGATAATGAGCAAGACGTATTAAACACACAACTAGGAGTTTTAGATAGATTAATGTCGCTTTTACAAAGAGGTGATTTATATTCAGATAAATATCAAGTAGAAGCAGATGTAACTTGTGAACCCTTTACAGATAGATTTGAAAACAAATTAGCTGGCTGGGTAGCAACATTTGACGTACAAATTCAAAACGATATGACAATATGCTAAACAAGAACACTAAAATAGCACTCGAAGCGTTTAGAGATTATGTTATTCAACAAGCAAGAACAAATCTTACTAAAAACAAGAAGAATGTTACAAGTGATCTATATAACTCACTAAATGGAATTGTAAAGGTTATGCCTAACTCTATAAGCCTACAATTTGAAATGGAAGACTATGGTCAATTTCAAGACAAGGGTGTTAAAGGAACTAAATCAAATTATTTAGAGAATAAAAACAGTCCTTTTTCATTTGGTACAGGATCTGGTAAAAAAGGTGGATTATCTGAAGGGATTAAAAAATGGGTAGCAGCAAGAAGATTTCAATTTAGAGATAAAAAAGGAAAGTTCTTAACTTATGAGTCTACAGCTTATATAATAGCAAGAAGCATATACAACAAAGGAATTAAAGCAAGTTTGTTTTTTACTAAACCTTTTGAAAGAGCATTTGAAAGACTACCTAAAGATTTAGTAGAAGCTTATGGATTAGATATAGAAGAATTTTTAGAATATACAATTAAACAATAGAACATGGCAAATATATTATTGAGAAGTCCTTATTATGAATATCACACACAAGCTGGAGCATCATCTGCAAAGCTTGAATTATCTATTGAAGGTACATTAAGGTATACAATAATAAAAGACACACCAACACAAACAGTATTATTTGAGATAGCTGAACTTGCAAAAGATTATTTAGATATTACTTTCGCAGGAAGTTACCAAGCTCAAAAAATAAACATATCAGGAGTAATTACTTTTTATGATGGAGTTAATGCTACAGGATCACAAGTTGGATTAGAAGCAAACTTTACACATGTAGGATTTGATGGTTATTGGGATTACTATAACGTATCAGATACGAAAAACTTTTGTGAAACAGGTTCTTGTGTAATGCAAGATAACACTATAATGTATGTTCCAGAAGGAACTGGAGGATTTATACCAGTATTATCATCAGGGACTATTGTATATAATGCATTTACAGGTAGCACAACAAGTGTAGCGGTAGGAGATCCAGCAACAACAATAAGAATTGAAAGAACAGATTGCTCTAAATATACACCTATAAAAGTAACATTTGTAAATAGGTATGGAGCATTACAAGACATATACTTTGATAAAAAACACGTAGAAACAATAAGCACA